CTCCTCTCGACGCTGACCGATGCCCAGCGCACCCTCGATACCGGGGATACGCTGCAGTTTGTCGTGACCACGGATTCTACCGTGACCACGGCGGAAGTTGACCTGATGGTCAACATCGAGCTGCTCGTGGAGGCATAACCGAGTGCCGGTGCTCCTCAACAGCGCCGGACAGCCCGAGCCGCCTACGCACGTCGTAGCGCGGCTCCGGGCTCTCCACGCGGGCCTTCACTTGAAGTTCCTAGGCCATACTGGTGAGCATTGGGCGGTCTGCATGACCTGGGGCCCCGATGATCGCCGCTGGGAGCGGGTCCAGCGTGGGGAAACGGACCCGGCCAGCACTTACGATATCATCGGCTATCTGCCGGTGGATTGTTCCGTAGACGAAGCTCCAAGTCACTTAGAGCGTGTACTACGGCAGTATCCCAAGGATGAGATTCGGAACATGGCGGATCACGTCCAGCACTACAATGCCACGGCCCCGGTGAATGCGGCGATCGATGCCGCGCTCACGGAGGCTCTTGAAACGCCGGTCGGCAAGAAAGGCCGGTCTAAGAAAGGTTAACCCGAGGACGCCATGGCGGTCACCCGCGCGGAGCTGGTGCAATATACGCGAGAAGCGATGGACGCCGTGAACTCGGATCGGTGGTCCGATAGCCTCATCAAGAGCGTGTTGAACGTCGTCTACGATGACGAATGGTCGAACCTGCTCAATGCGTACCAGTATTACACGTTTGCCAAGCGCACCGTCACTACGGACAGCAACGGGATCATCCCGTTCAGCAGCCTGTCCACGGGGGGCGGTGACAGCCAGCAAAACTTCTACCGCATCTTGTCGGTGTCGGACGGCAACGTCCTGTACTCGGAGACGCGGTTCCAGGATGTGCCGTTGGCCACCACGACGAACTATCTGCCCACCTACCCGCGCCTGTATTACATCGCCGGGACGGATGTGCAGATTCTGCCCGTGGCCAGCGATGTGCAGCTGTACATCTACGTCAACTACAAGCCGACCAGCCTGAGTGATTTGCTGTCGGATAGCTCGACGATCAACTTCCCCATGGGTGGGGAGTGGATTATCGCCAATGAGGCGGGGGCCCGGCTCTTGAATAAGGGCGGGGCGGAGTCGGGCGCGGCCCAGGTCTTGAAGCGGGAGGCGGCGGAGCTCCGGGCGGGGATGCTGGATGACATCCGGCGGCGCACCATCAACCCGACGATGCTCGCCTATCCGGATCAGAAGTACGACTGGGCGGGTGGCTAATGCGCGAGAAAGTCGTCGATGCCCAGCCGCAGATGGATGGCGGCCTCAACGCCATCTCGGACGATATCGCGCTCAAGCCCAACCAGCTCCGGCAGACCGCCAATGCGCGCCTGACGGACTACGGGGCGGTCACGAAGCGTGGGGGCACCCAGCGGATGAGCACCAATCCGCTGGCGGCTGCCGCCGTGCTCAATGGGTTTAACTGGAGCAAGGACAGCGGCGCCGAGGAGCTCCTGGCGGTATGCAATGGGAAGCTCTACACCGGCACCTATGGCACATTCCCGATCACCTGGACCGAAGAAACCGGGACGCTCTCGACCGCGACCGCGCCGACCTTCGCCCAGTTTCGGAATGCCAGCGGCACCGATGTGGTGTACATCTCGGACGGAGGCCAGCTGAATCACTGGGATGGTTCGACGCTGACCACGAACATCAGCACCACGATCAATACCGGCGTCATCGTAGTACATAACGAGCGGCTCTGGGGCACGGGCAACAGCACTTACCCCGACAGCATCTTCTACTCGTCGCTGAATAACGGCGACGATTTGGGGGATAGCACTTCGCCAGGGGCCAATGGCGGGCAGATCATCGTCCGCACCTTCGGAGATGAGGCCATCGTCGGCCTGGCCTCGATCAACACCAGCCTGCTCATCTTCCACCGGCGCGGTATCTCGCGGCTGACCGGGTTCAGCCAGGACGATATCACGGTGCAGCCGGCGGCGGTCACGGCAGACGTCGGGACCATCGCCAACAAGTCGATTGTGGCAAGCGACAACATCGCCTATTTCATCTCCGAGCGCGGGTTGTACCGCTGTAACGAAATGGAGGTGGCGGCGGTCGGAACGCCGGAGCAGCCAGACCCGCTTCTTCCGCTCATCCGGAGCCTGTCGGACACCGAGTTCGACAACATCCGGTGCGTGGTCAATCGGGCGACCAAGGAGCTCTGGGTGAGCATCCCGGGCATCGGGTGCTACCAGTACCACCTCGTCCTGAATGCCTGGTCCGGGCCGTGGGATAACGCCTACATCTCCCCGGACACCACGGCCTTCTTCGAGGCGATCGACACCTACGGGCTGCCGGTCATGCTCCGGGGGGATGCGGATGGCTATGTCTCGCTCTGCGACGCGCCGTTGATCTACAAGGACAACGTGCTCGCGGACGGGACGGGCGGATCGGTCTATACCATGGTGGCGCAGATGCACCGCTTCTACTGCGGGGACGATGCGCTGGCCAAGGCCTTGCGGTGGGGCTACGTCACGGCCCAGCTCAAGGGATCCAAGAACTGCGCGGTCTCGTGGAGTACGGACGAAGCCGCTGGAACGTTTCAGCTCCCCCCCAGCTCGGCAGGGATCTGGTCGCTGGACGAGGATTGGGACACGGGGATCTGGGGTGGCTCGGGGAGCCGCAACTACCGCATCCCGATGGGGGGCAGTGGGTATTATGTCGATATGACCATCACCGACTCGGGATCGGCGCTGCCGATCTTTAGCCGGCTTCAGGTGGAAACCTTTGCACTAGGACGTCGCTAATGGCTACGACGGTCGGTTCACATTCTGTCTCTACCTTCGCCACGCCGGTGAACGGTGGCCCCCTCGACGCCAACGTCGTGCGTGGGAACGATAACACCATCCGGACGGCCTACGTCGCGCACGACGCCGACACGGGCATCCACGTCCAGTCGTCCACGCTGGCCTCGCGCCCATCCGCAGGCACGGCGGGGCGCAAGTGGATCACCGCCGATACCGGTATCTACAAGCTCTGGTACGATGACGGAACGACATGGCACGAGGTCGGCGCTTCGACGATTGACGTCTATGTGCTGGCCGGCGAGAATCTGGTCAAGGGCGACATTATTAAGGTGACCGGGTATAACGTCGGCAATGGCGCGCCGGTGGTCGCCAAGATTGCCAGTGCCTCCGATGTCGCGTTCGGCATCGTGAACGGGACGATTGCCAGCGGCGCGGTCGGGTATGTGACCAACACCGGCCTGATTATCGACGTTAACACCAATAGCTTTGCCATCGGCGACATCCTCTACCCGAACACCTCGGGCGGGCTGACCACGACCAAGCCGACCTCGGGCAACTACCAGCCAGTCGCTTTCGTCCTCCGTTCCAATCAGAATAACGGCGTCCTCTACGTCGAGTTCTCGACGCCTCGCATCGTTGAGCGGTCGGACAACACGGCCAGCACGGTCGTCCTCCGTGACGCCTCGGGCAACTTCAGCGCTGGGACGATTACCGCTGGGGCGGTGACCTCGACCGGGCTGGTCACCTTCGCCAGCCTCAAGGGGACCGGGGCCACGACGGTCACGAACATTCTGGACGAGGACACGATGTCCTCGGATAGTGCGACCGCGCTGGCGACCCAGCAGAGCATTAAGGCGTATGTAGACGCGCAGGTCGCCACGGTGGACACGCTGGCCGAGGTGCTGGCGAATGGCAACACGACGGGTGCCAATAACATCATCGTGACGGCTGGCCAGAAGATTACCACCAACACGATCGACGAGACGACCGCTGGATCTGGCGTCACCATCGACTCCGTCCTCCTCAAGGACGATGTGGTCAACGCGACCGACATCGAGACGGGGACGGTCTCGGCCAACGACGGGACGCTGGCGGTCACCATCGCCAACTCGACCGGGGCCTTGACGCTGGCTTCGGCGCTGGCGGATAGCAACCTCGCCACCATCTCCACGGCGGGCAAGGTCGCCAACTCGGCCACCACGGCCACCAGCACGAACACGAACAGCGCCATCGTGGCGCGGGACGCGAGCGGGAACTTCTCGGCGGGGACGATTACCGCCAACCTGACGGGGAACATCTCTGGCACGGCTCCGGCGGGGACGTTGACCGGGACGACGCTGGCCTCGAACGTGGTCAGCTCCAGCCTTACCTCGGTCGGCACCCTGTCCTCGCTGACCACGAGCGGGGCTGGGACTATCGGCGGCGTTCTCACGGTCAACGGGTTCGGGACGCATACGTTTAGCGCCAGCGGCACCGGAGCCAACCGTATCCAACTGACGAATCCCACGGCAGGCACAGGGAACAATGTGCTATTTCGGGGCGATACCGATATTGCCGAAGCGATAGTGGTGCGTGGCACCTCATCGACCTATACCGCCTCGGGCCAAACACCGCAGGCCGGGGCTGAAGTTGGCACCGCTGGCGTGGGGGGATTGAGTCTCTTCGCACAACACGCCTCTGGCGCTATTCGTTTTTATTCTGGCGGTACCACCGTTCGTGCCACGCTCGACGCTTCCGGCAACCTCGCCGTCGATACCAACACGCTCTATGTGGACGCGGCGAACAACCGCGTGGGCATCGGGACGGCATCTCCGGGTACGCCGCTAGATGTCACGCTGGCTGGCGGGGCAAACTATCTGGCGCAGTTCCAGAACACGACCGCCGCCACGCCGTATGGCGTGTGGATTAAGGACGCCGCCTCTTCTGCCGCTGGCTATCCCTTGCTGACGGTAACCAACAGCTCTGGCTCATCGACGTT